TTATGGCTGTAAAACATATTAAAGAATATTATGATAAGGTATGTAAAGATTATAGGGAAGCTATAGAGGAGATAAAAGATTTCGAAAAAGAAGTTCAAGATGGTATAGTAGAGCCAGAAAGAATAGAAAATTTAAAACAAGTCTTAAAACCCCTAATGAATAATTATGAGCAAATTTCATATATAATGTTCCTATTAAATAAGCCTACTAGAAAGAGTAAAGAATCTAAGTATATAGGGCAAAATAAAAAACTTTTAAGTAAAATACTACCTCAAAATACTACAGAGGAATTACTTAAGCAAAATAAAGATGTTTTAAATAAGTTAAAGGTGTTATGATGTCAATAGAAGAATTTGTAAAAGAAATTGGTATAGATAAAGTAGGAGAATACTCTTCTTAGGATAGTTACGTTATAGATTTAGATTCTTCAGAAGAATTTGGGAAAATATATTCTTTATTAGATATGAATGAATCCTTAAACTACGAAGAAGATTCTAGTCTATTAACTGTAGATAATAGCTCTATGATATATAATTATAATGATGAATTTCAAGTAGTGTTGATAGGAGATTTTAAAAACGATCAATACCACTTAACAATAAAGGAGATATAATTTAATGGCTAAGGAAATAATTACAGATCTTTCAATCCTTTCAGAAAGATCGGAGGAAATTAAAGATATAAGAAAAGAAGGTAAAGAAGTCCAAGAAATAACTTTAGCTTTAAAAGAAGCCATAAGAGAATATGACTTACCCGCTCTAGCAGCCCCTCAGATAGGGTATAAGAAAAGGATATTTGTTATTAACTTCAATAATGACTTAAGAACCTTTGTAGATCCGGTTATAGATTATAGAGAAGTTAAGGGCATGGGTTTATCGATAGAACAATGTCCTAGCATCCCTAATAAAAAGTATTTAATGATAAGAAACTCTCAAATCCCTGTAATGTATATGACCCCCATTGGCCAACCTAAAGGATATACCTTAAATGGTATGGCCGCTTATACTTATCAAAGAATGATGAATTTATTAGATGGGGTTTTGCTTTCTGATACTGGATTAGAAATAGATGATGACTTTATTAATGCATCAGATGAAGAGAGAGCCCCTATAATAAGCTCCTATTTAGACGCATTAGATATAAAACAAAAATCTTTAGATAAAGAGATTGATGAATCTAAAGAATTAAAAGAAATTAAAGAAGCAGGTGAATTTATTCAAAGTGTAGCTTCTGGAGAAACTAAAGCTACTATTCAAGAAGAAAAATTACCTGAGGTAAAAAAACCCAGAGGAAGAAAGAAGAAAGAAGATGCAATTTGATTATTTTAGAGTAATCACGTCTGCTGATTCTATAGATATAGAGGATATAGGTAATTGCTGTATAAGGGCTTTTAATGATGCTGGGGCTGAATTTATTTTAATCATAGAATCCAGCTTAGGGCAATGTAGAATATTTAATTACGGCCCTATAATGGTGGATATAGATACCCTTCCTAAAAATGTAGGGTGTTTTTACCAGAGGATGGCTTTTAATCAACCTAAAGTGGCCAAGATAATAAGAGATTTTCTTAATAACTCAAAATATAATATAACTCAGGTTGAATTAATAGATAAAGAAGAAGCTCTTAAAGATTGCAGATCTATCATAGAATATATGAAGCAAAATATTTTATTTTGATAATAATTAAAAGGTTTTAAAAATGATTATTTTATATACTACTCATTGCCCCAAATGCGAAATACTTGAAAAAAAGCTAAAGGCAAAAGAAATTACATATAATATATGTGAAGATACACCTTTAATGGAAGAAAAGGGCTTTATATACCTACCTATATTAGAGGTAGATGGTAAAGCTTTAAGCTTTTCAGATGCAATATCTTTTATAAATAATAAATAAGAGGCATTTTAATATGGACATTAAATTAGAATTAGATGAGGATTTTGAAAATTATTTAGAGTACTTAAAAAATAAATATGGGAAAGAAATTACTATATTAAATGGCTTACACCCTAACCAATTAGATAACTCAGTATTTTTAAATAAATTTATAAATAATGGGAACTTAGCTGACGCTTCTATAGACCCTAATGCAAATGCAAACCATAAAGATATTCGTTCTTTTATGACAGAAAAGCCTAAAAGCCAAGATAAATTATTTGGGCTTAATAAAATATTTTTAGAGATAAGAAAAAAATGGGGTTTAAGAACTGCAAAGCAATGGTTAGAGCAAGAGTTTAGTAAAGGATTCTACCTCAACGATGCAGCTACCGCCAGTTATTTCCCTTATTGCTATGCTGTAGACTTAAGTAGATTAGCCACAGAAGGTCTATTCTTCTTAGATAAAAATTATAATGCACAGCCATCAAAGCACTTAACTACTTTTTTGGATAATATAGTAGAATTTGTTTCTTTCTTATCTAATAGGCAATCAGGTGCTGTAGGTATGCCAAATCTAATTATTTGGTGTTATTATTTCTGGAAAAAAGATGTAGAAAATAATTTCTATATGAAGAATCCTGATTATTATTTAAGGCAATGTTTCCAGAAAATAATATATAAACTAAACCAGCCCTTTATAAGACTAGATCAATCAGCCTTTACAAATGTAAGCATATTTGATAGACATTTAATAGAATGCCAGAAAGTTTTTATGGAGGTTGTAAGCGATATTAGAAGTGAATGTATGTTTACATTTCCAGTCCTCACATACTCTCTATTATATAAAGATGGTAAATTCCAAGATGAAGAGTTTGCAAGATGGTGTTCTGACCACAATGTCAAATGGCAAGATTCTAACTTCTTTATTAGTGATAATGTAGGAGTTCTATCTAATTGTTGCCGCTTATTATCTGATACTTCAAAACTTGAAGGATTTATATCCTCAATAGGGGGAACTGCTTTATCAATAGGATCATGTCGTGTATCTACTATAAATTTAGTAAGAATTGCTTATGAATCTAAATTTAATAAAAAGAAATACTTAGATGTATTAAAGGATAGAGTTACTCTTGATTGCAAGGCTTTATATTCAATGAGGCACATCTTAAAGCGCAATATAGAGAAAGGTTTATTACCTAATTACTGTGAAGGAGGTTTAGAATTATCTAAACAATACTGTACTATAGGTATTCTTGGGCTATACGAAGTTATGGACTTATTTGGCCTTATAAATATAGATGAGTTAGGATATAAATCTTATTCTGAAGAAGCTGTAGAGTTTGCAAGAGAAATTTTTAAGGTTATAAATGAAACTAAAGATGGCTTTACAGATGAGTTTACTTTTAATGTTGAATCTATCCCTGCTGAAAACTGTGCAGGAGTAATTTGCCAGGCAGATAATTTATTATTCGAGCAGAATAAGTATTTCATCTATTCTAATCAATGGATCCCATTAATGGAAAAATGTACTATACAAGAAAAGTGTAGGTTAAGCTCTATTCTGGATAATGAATGTTCTGGCGGGGCTATAGCTCATATAAATATAGAGGGTAGGTTCCCTACAAAAGAGGTTGCATGGGAAATGCTTAATTATGTAGCTTCTCACGGTGTTATATATTCTGCATTTAATACTAAAATAAATGTATGTAAAAATAACCACGCATTTATAGGTTCAAATATATGCCCTAAATGTGGAGAGCCAGTAACAGATCAATATAGTAGGGTGGTAGGTTTTTATACTCCCACAAAAAGCTATCAAGCTATCCGCAGAAAAGAGTTTGACCAGAGAAAATGGTATGATGTTCTTAACCAAAATGAATGGATGTAATTATGAGAGTTAAAGAAGTAGTAATAGAGGATTTCCTACAATATAAAAAACCTAGTATGTTTATAATTATGCCTTCTTGTACTTTTAAATGTGAGAAAGAATGCCGTATTGAAGGTATATGTCAAAACTCTTTGATAGCAAAAAGGCCAGATATTGATATATCCATATCAACCATTATAAATATATTTGATAATAATGATATTATTAAAAGTATAGTATTTGGAGGGTTAGAGCCCTTTGATAGCTGGGATGATTTGCTCTGCTTTATATCAAACTTTAGAGAGTATCATAATGATGATATTATTATATATACTGGCTATAATGAAAACGAAATAAAGGACAAATTGGATATATTAAAACGGTATAAGAATATAATAATAAAATTTGGAAGATTTATCCCTAATCAAAAGCCCCATTTAGATAAAATACTAGGAGTAGAGTTGGCAAGCGATAATCAATATGCTAGGATAATAAGTGAGGTTTGATAATATGAGGATTAAATTAAACCCAAATAAAGAGATTGTAAATAAAATTAGAGATAAATTAAAAGAAACAAATGGCTATTGCCCCTGTGTAAATCCTAAGTTCTGGAGCAAAGATACAAAGTGTATGTGTAAGAATTTTATAGAGGATATAGATGAAGGGGAATGCCATTGTGGATTATACATAAAAGAAAAATAATTTTAAGGAGCCAATTGTTTTTAGTTGGCTCCTTTATTCAATTATATTACAATATGGGTGTAAATAAAAAAAAAGAGGTATGTATGGATTTGATAGATTTATATAGTGGGTACGAACAAGATAAAATAGTAGCATCTGGAATATTTACCCTTACAGGGTATAAAAATAAAATACACTGGTTTATAAGAACTAGAGGCTATTTCCCCACGGCATATGTAGAATATATAGGGGAAAATAAGGATTTGTCCCTTAATGGCTTGGATGATTCTCTACACAATAAAGTTCATGGTGGGATCACCTATTTCGATGTTGGAGTCCCTGGGCATAGAACTGAAGATTTTGAAGGGGGCCTTGCCTGCTATGTAGGGTGGGATTATGCGCATGATGGAGATTATGTTGGTTTTTTATTTTTAAATCGTAAGGATGCTAAAAAATGGTCTTTAGAAGAGGTAAAATCTGAGGTATTTGATGAATGCGAGGCCATGATTAAATTGTATGGGGAGAAAATAGAAGAGCCACCCTCAATAGGAATAAAAAGTACTCTAACTGAGGAAGATATTAAAGGTTTTATGAGAGAGTTAGATTCTTTCTTACTTTCTAAAATAAATCTTTTAATAGAGAAAGTAAAAGAGTCTTCTCAATCTAATAAAGAACAGGAAGTAAAAGAAAGTATAGTTCCTGAGGGTACTAGTTGTTTAGTTAGATTAGAAGGTAAAGGGGAAATATTTATAGCTAATAGGGGTAAGAAGAAAACCAGTTATAAAAATTGCCTTCTTATAAGTAATGATATAAGAGAAAGATTTTTTGAGGATTTAAGGTATTATAAAGTAAATAAAAAAGGTAAGAAATATTCCATTCTTAAAGAAGAAGACCCTGACCTATATAATGCCTACAGCTTATTTATGGATGAGCAGTATAGAAAACAAAAAGGAGAATAATATGCATAATTTTACGGAGCAGTTGCTTGATTATTTTAAGGAAGCTGAGAAATACGGATATTCTAATTTAATACAAGAAAGGGATATAGATAAGATGGTAGATAATTTACTATCTCCTTATCTATTACAAATTAATAATTTAGAGACTGAATTATATAGCTAGGAGGAAGAGTAAGATGAGGGATCCAAAGTTTAAAGGAGAAGAATTGGTGCAGATTCCGGACGGTAGGATAGGGAAAATTATAGGAATTAGAAGAGTAGAAGCTATGGGAGAGAAAGAATTTCTCTATAGCATAAACACATCCGATGGCCACACAGTAGATAAGATACCTGAGCGTCTTTTAGCGAGGGTACAGGTAGCAAAGTATTTCTCTAATAGAAAACTTTTTAAATATAGCGGCGCCATAGATGAAAATATCTACATTAAAAAAGTAATTTATAATGACCCGGCTACTATTATACTATGGAGCGATGGGACTAAAACTTCTAGTAAGTGCGATGAGAGAGATGTATATAATCCAGAATTGGGTTTGACTATAGCTTTTCTTAAAAGGCTATTTGGTTCAAATTACACTACAAAGCTATTAAAAGATTGGATTCCAGAAGAACCTATAGGAAAATTATTTCCTAAAACTATATCTTTAACGGATTTAAGGAGAAAAGAAAGGCATGAGAATGAAAAATAACTTTGAATGGAATGTATATATAAGCAATTTTAACTCCAATAAAATAGAAGTTTATAATATCTTTAATCATGGTGGGTTCCATAGGGACTTATTGAAACTTAAAAAAGATTATAAGAAAAAAATAAAAGAAATTGAAAGTAGCCTGAAAGCAAAGATAACTGATACTTCTAAATTTATAGATAAGATGCAAAAAGAATTATTTTCTTATAAAGATGGAGAATTTGCTGATAAAATAAATAATTCTTTAAGATATCACTTCTGGGCAAAGTGTGAGTGGGAAATAATTTTAACAGATTGGCCTACTCACGTTGATATAAAAGAAGTAGAGAGAATGGCTAATGAAATAAAAAAAGAAAACCTCCAATACAAAGTAGGGGTATCTCTTGAATGTGAAGAAAAGGTAGATGTCTTTGATCAAATTAAGTTGAATTGGGAAACCTTTGTAGATTATGTTTGGGATAACATCCTATATATTAAAGATTAAAATTAGTTGGCCTTTAAATAATAATATATTATTATATACCTAATATGATATCAAAGTCGGAAAAAAGTTATTTTAATGCAGCAAAATCTATATCCTATCTTAGTGACCATAGATGTAGAATAGGGTGCGTTGTAGTAAAAAACCATAAAATAATAAGCTCTGGTCATAATAGTAAGAGTAAATTCCACGCAAAGCAAGCCATAAAGGATAAAAAGTTTTTTAACGATCCTCACGCTTTAGGTCCTGTACATGCGGAATTTGATGCCATCAACTATTTGATAAATCAACATATAGATTTAACTGGAGCCCAAGTTTACGTTTATAGAGAGAATCATAATGGCCAGTTATGCCTATCTAGGCCATGTCCAAGGTGTATGGCATTGATAAAAGCATGTGGGATTAAAAAAATAAGGTACACTGGAGAAAATAGTTATATACAGGAGATAATAGAGTAAACCATGGGCTTTAAAATAGAGATTATTAAATACCCTGATAAGAAAGATTGGCTTCTTTGTAAAAGGTGCACTCTAAACACAGTGGGTAAAGATAGCTATAAAGAGCCAAGTGATACTTGGAAACATCAACTCCTTCTTTCAGAACACAGTCCTATAAGGACTTTAAACTTCTGTATTAAAATGGAGATACCCTATTACGTTTCTGTCCATTTTTGTAGGCATTTTACAGGAGTTACTCATTTTGTTAGGTCTCAAAGAAATGATAGGCAAAGTGATTATGACCGTACTCAAGCACCTCAAGATACTATAGTATCTCATATAATGTATATTAATGCTCAGGAGCTTATGTTTATGGCAAGAAGACGTCTTTGCACTCAAGCAGACCCAACTACCAGACAGGTAATGCAGGAGATATGTAAACAGGTAATATCTTTTTGCCCTGAATTTGAAGGGGTTTTAGAACCTATGTGTGCTTATCGTGGTGGTAGGTGTACTGAATTTAATTGCTGTGGGTTAAATAAGCAATATACCTTTAAGGAGGATTAAATTGGAAATTTTTATAGACCTTTCAGATTTTAAAAGTATAGATAATATTTATATACCAACCTCAAAGACTCATAGCTCTTTTTATAAAGAGCCAAGCTTAAAACCTTTAGTAGTAAATTTATTTGGAGGTCCAGGGACAGGTAAATCTACTGGAGCAGCCTATCTATTTTCTCAATTAAAAATATTAGGTTATAATGTGGAATTAGTTACTGAATTTGCCAAAGAAAAGGCGTGGGAAAATAACCTTAAAGCAGTAGAAGACCAGTTATACATATTGGGAGAACAATCTCATAAAATGACAATATGTCAAAAAGATGTAGATATTATAATTACAGATTCTCCATTACTACTATCTATTTTATATAACCATGATGAAAGATTGACTGATAATTTTACTAATACAGTATTAGATGTCTTCCATTCTTATAATAATTTAAATTTCTATTTAGAAAGAACTAAAAATTACAATACTAAAGGTAGATTTCAGTCGGAAGAGGAAGCTAAAGGTATTGATAAAAATATTAAGAATGTTTTGGATACATATAATATCCCATATTTTACATCTTTGGCTGAGATAACAGGATACGAAAATATACTAGATATAATAAAAGTTTATTTTAATAAGGAAAAACAACAATGATTTTTGCTATAGATTTTGACGGTACTTTATGTGAAGATAAATATCCAGAGATAGGAGCTCCAAAGCAAGCTATTATAGATAAATGCAAGGAATTAAAAAGGGAAGGAAATCACCTTATATTAAATACTTGCAGAGTAGGTAGTAAATTAAAAGAGGCTCTTAAATGGTGTTCAGATCAAGGCTTAGAATTTGATACTGTAAATGAGAATCTTGTGGAGAGAGTTTTAAGCTATGAAAATGATTGCAGGAAAATAGGAGCTGACTTTTACATAGATGATAAGAATTTGAGTTTAGAAGAATTCAAAAACTTTACCTCTCTAAAAAGAAAATCTGTATGCCCTATATGTGGAGGGGAAATGGATGAAACCTATATGGGGACTCATTATTGTAAAAAATGTGAAGAGTATTTGCTAGGAGATGATAATATCTAAATGAAAATAAAAATCTTAGAGAATACAAAAGAAAATAATGAATATTTAGATAGTCTCCCTAAATTGTATCTTATTGGTTGTTGGGCCCATTGGGGAGTTATGGAATTTCCTTTTGATGGTAGATTTGACAAAAAGAAATCCTATGAACCTTGGGTATGGCAATACAACGATCACAACGGCACAGCAGACCAATTTGAATTAGTACCCTTACACTGGACAACTACAGGTAGAATAGTAGGCTTCACATTTCACAAATCTGATGCAGATTACATTGCAGATAAACTAGAAAGAGAAGAAAGGAATATTTTATGGGAGAAACACACGTGCAAATAAAAATAATAGGTAATTACGACACAAACTATGAGCTAGAACAGGCAGTTAATCAATGGCTTAAAGAAAATCTAAAATGTATCTATTTCATAGATATGAAATATAGCGATAATAATATAGTTATTCTATATGAAGAAAGAAAAGATATTTATTGATTAAATATCTTCCACATTGGGGATTAGCATAGCAGCAAATGCACTCGGCTCTAACCCGAGCGAAGTGGGGGCAGCACCTACATCCCTAGCCACTCATAATAACCTCTCTCTAAAACCTCCCTATTTCTCTCCCTACTTAATGGGGAAAAAGAAAATAGGGAGGTTTTTAATTCCTTATACAAATGCTAAATTAAACGAATATAATCCTAGTTATGAGGAGAATAAAATGGCAAATAATAAATCAATACAAATATTAAGAGGAAGTAGATAGAAAGTTTCCCAAAATAAAGGAGACTTACTTCCAGGACAACCCCTATTTGACAAGACTGATAACTATTTATTAATAGGGTAGGATGATGCAGGTAATAATAAGCAACCTATAACTACAAATAGGATAAAAGGTTATTATGGAGATATTAGTGGTATTAATGGTAGCAGTGGTTCTTATCCATATTCATTAGGTGCTACAGATAGTGGTACTTCTGATTATACGTTAACACTAGATGCTAAAAGCGGTAAGTTAATACTATAGACAACTAATAAAGATATAAACATCAATACCTCTAATAGCGGTAATTCTATAATAATACATGGGGATGATAGTGAGGGGATAGATATTAATGGTGATACTACCATCTATGGTGATACTATTATTGATGGTGACACTATTATTAAAGGGGATATCATTAAATTCCAAAACAGCAATGATGCCGAATTTTTTGTGGCTAATAAAAGTGAGAGTACAATAACTATTTCCTATAATCTTGAGGTTAGTGGTAATATAATTGGGGATTTAACCGGTACAGCTACTAAAGTATCTAATTCTTTAACATTTTAGGATGATAGCAGTAATTAGGATACCTATGATGGGTCTGAAAGCAAGACATTAATAGGTAAAGTTGTAGATATGTTTACTAATTAGAATGTTGGTGGGGTAAAGACTTTTGAGGATGGTATAATAGCTCCAACATTATCTCTAGGGACATTACAAGGATAGAGTAGTAATTCAAATATAACTCTTAAAAACTCTATAGTTCCAGATGATAGTGATGTAGATTTAGGTGATGAAACTAAGAAGTTTGGTACAATCTATGCTAATGAGGTAGTTGCACATATATCGGGTACTATAACTGGTGATAATATAGAGATACCTGGATCTATATAGGCTGCAAAAGACAATAATAAATATTTATTTACTGTCAGCAATGGAAGTGGTAGTATAGGTAAGGTATCTGCTTCTTCTTTACAGGTAGGTGTAGATAGTAATGGATTGGCTTCTAATTTCTCTGTATCTGCATCTGGAGCTGTATCTATTGGAGGGAATATTGTACCTTACTCTAACAATAAACATAACTTAGGGGATGATAGCCATTTATTTTCAACCGCCTATATAACTACAACTAACTCTAACAATATATACTCTCCAAATATAATAGGTGGGGATAATACAAGTACTAGTACAGTATTAACCTTAAAGAATAATAATACTCCCAATTCTTCTATAGTTTTGGACAATAATGGTATATAGTTAAATGGGAATAGTACTATACAAGGTAATATTATACCTAAAAACAATGAATAGTATACTCTAGGCACATCAACTAGAAAATTCTCATATATTTATTCCAGTAAAATTTCTGGAAAATTAAATGCCGCTTATACTAAGGTGGGGGATATCTCATCACTTGATGAATATTATGACTTTTGGGTGATAGATTATATTCCTTCAGGATGGAATGCTTCAACTATATATTTTATCACTGAATAATTTTGGGGGCTTTTATAATGATTAAAGCTTAGAATGAAAATATTAAAGATATATATGTAGGGAATAAAAGAGTATATGAGGTAGTAACAGACTCTGGTATAAAATATTGGTATGGTGGTCCCTATGGGAATTTAAATCATAATTATAATACTTTTGAGTCTTATTGTGAAAAGAACCCTTTATATGATAGGTCTCATATGTGGTATTATGGTTATACAAAAGATCTCATCCAGGGATACAACGATAGCAATTATAATATCCCATATTAGGGGACTACTTTTTCAAAATGGGGTTTGTTTGGGTACTGGTATGTAACATCCGGAAG